GTCATCATAATGTTGGTTTCCTGTCTTCTAGGCCCAGTTTAGCTCTGGCACGCGGGAGGTGATGGAACCATCACGAATCCATGCGCGATAGAGTGATCGGCCTTCAGAAATCGTGTTCAAGGAATAGTTTTCCATGAGCGTCTTTCTGATCTTAGTTCGGTATTGTTGAAAGGTTTGTCCGTCATGCATTGCAAGTTCGGCAAAAGCCATGCGTGCATTTTGAGCCATAACATCCCTTTCGTTTTCCGTTTTGTGAATCCAGTTAAAGCATTCAAGAATAGAATCCAAGCAAAGGGGTGCCATCCAGGTAAAGAGTTCTCGGTCGTAGGAGAAACCTCTCTTGAGGAAGTTGCAAGATTCTAGTGGCTTGAAGCCTTGACGTGTGCCAGTTTTGAGTTCGTCGGTGTAGGTCATGCCAATTTCGGCGTAGCCATCGGTGATTGTGTCCTGGTTAAACCATTCATGAATGCGGGGGCTAACGCCAAGGACGTTGTCATCGCCATAAGCAATCATCGAAACGTGGTCTGTGAATGAAATGTTCTTTGAAGGGGCGTTCTTGAAGAATACGTAGCGCATCGACAGGGAGTTATACATACTGTTGAGAACAGCAGTTGCCGGATTGCCAGAAGGTTGGGAGTGGTTGAGTTGGTAGACATAGTCTCCAACAATGTGTTTGGAATTGACCACATTTTCCCACAACATTCGGCGGACGATGGCGTCTTCAGGTTTATAATCTTCAGAGAGTGAATACCATGATTCAATGATGTCGAGGACGTTCCAGAGAATTTCAGCGTTGAGTGAACCGTCATAATTGGAGAAATCGCCAGCAATCATATCATTGCCTTTAGTTTGAAGTTTCTTGGCAAGCATGCTCCATTCATAAGATTGAGCTCGGATGCCAACAGCGCTTTCATTTCGGATGCGGTGTTTCATCATATGCGCAATGAAGCACAAGAAGTATTGGCGAAACACAATGATGAAATCCATTGGTGCGGCAGCAAAAACTCTTGTCTTGCCAGCAGCAACTTTTTCAAGCGAACGAGTCTCATCTTTCAATGTGTCAACAAAGAGATAAGGAACTTGTTCTCCTCGTGACATGATTGCAATTTGTTCTTCAGTGTGAGCCTTAAGTTCAAGTGCGGCGGCAGAGTCGAGTGTCCATGTGTTTTCACCGAACCAGTAACGTTTTCCGTTGCCGGCTTGGTTAATCCATGGGTATCCTGCTGATCGTGATCGGTTAATGCC